ACGAGGCAATAGTAGAACTTGAGGGAGATACCTCTAAGACTAATGATGCTTTGAATAGTTTATCTCCATTAGTAGCTACTAAAGTACTTGAGACTATGACTGAGAATGAGATTAGAGCCTTAGCATCTTTACCCCCTGTAGCAGGAGGAGATAAAAGCAAATCACAAATCGCACAAACTCCTATAATATAATGCTATACTTTATAACAGAAACTTATCTAAAGAATAACACACCCATCACAGCTAATGTAGATGTAAACAATGTTACTCCTTACCTAGCTACTCAAGCTCAGCTGAGAATCATGCCTATCTTAGGTACTACATTCTACAATGACTTGCTAACTAAGTACAATGATCAGACTTTAGATCCTGATGAGGAGGTACTAGTTACATTCATTCAGCCTATTATAGCATGGAGAGCAGCAGAAGATGCTGTCTTTGGTCTATCCCTACAGCTAAAGAATAAAGGTCTACAGACTCAGTTCGGAGATAACTCATCATCAGTAGATAGAGGTACTATAGCATTTAGTATGGAACACTATGCACAAAAGGCTGCATTCTTTGAGCAGAGATTAATCAGATACTTGCTTAAGAACAGAGCTTTGTATCCAATATTCACAGGTACAACTAACCGAGATACTGACCTTAGACCTATGATTGATGGCTGTAGCTGTTTATCTAATGGCTTACTAGAATGTAATGGTCTATGTGGAGGTGCAGGAAACAATGGATATAATAATTCAATCTTAATAATATGAAGCACTCAGGAGTCTTATCATTCTTAACTTTTGGCTTTGGATATCTTTCAGGTATCTCTTTAGTATTTGCTGATCAGTTACATTTCAAATTATTAGGATGCCTATTAATATCTTACTTTACTTTTTTACTAGCATCTGAAATTGAATCTAAAGAATGAAAGCACAACTATCCCTACTACTAATATCTATACAATCAGAACTATTGACACTTATCTCTATATGCTTTGCATTCTTTTTACCAATAAGTGGCATCCTAATAATGATAGGAGTACTAATATCTATTGATACTATCACTGGCATTTGGAAAGCTAAAAAGATAGGGGAAAAAATAACTAGCAGAAAGCTCTCATCTATAATCAGCAAGCTAGCACTCTATGAAATCACTGTGATTATGTTCTTTTTAATAGATAAATTCATACTAAATGATATCATTCTTACATTCTTTAGTGTACCATTCATGCTCACAAAGATAGTAGCATTGGTCCTAGCTTCTATAGAGGTGATGTCTATCAATGAGAACTACAAAGTAGTAAAAGGAATAGACCTATGGCAAAGTGCTAAAGCATTATTTGCAAGAGCTAAGGATATTAAAGAGGACCTAAACAAATTGAAATGACTAGATGGGAACTTACATCTAAATATGGTACTGCTAATGTAACAGGTGCAGGATATTTAGTAAAAATTAAGCTACCATATCCAATGAGAATAGCTTGGGACTTAGACAGCACTGTCAACTCTATGATGTGTCACAAACTAGTAGCTGATAATTTCACAGCTGTATTCAATGAACTATTATCTGAATATGGATATGATAAGATTAAGGAGTTAGGGATAGATTTATTTGGTGGATGCTTCAACTATAGAAAGATGAGGGGAGGTACAGCACTATCCATGCACTCATGGGGGATAGCAATAGACTTAGATCCTGCTAGAAATCTACTTAAAGAATCAGCAAAAACTGCAAGATTTGCAAGACCTGAGTATAAGGCAATGATAGATATATTTTACAAGCATGGATTTATATCTTTGGGTAGAGAGAAAAATTATGATTGGATGCACTTTGAAATAAAAGAATGATGAGATACTTAGCTATAATACTACTACTCAGCAGCTGCTCTGCACAATACCACTTGAACAAAGCAATTAAGAAAGGATATAAATGTGAAGAGACAGGAGATACTATCAGAATCACAACTTTAGATTCTATCCCTGTTATCATTCATAATAGCATAGCATGGGAGAAGTTTATAACTACTAAGGATACTATTATAAAGTATAACACAGTCTATGTGCCTAAGACTAGACTAGATAAAAAAATAGAATATAGACTAAAGGTCAAAACTATCTACAAAGATCGTATTGTAGAGAAAGCACAGGCTAAGGCTACAAGACCTAGAACTAGAGGCAATCTTAACCTGTTATTTGTAGGAGTAGGCATAGGCTTACTGCTATCATATCTCTTTAAATTTGCAAGGGAGAAATATTTGTTCTAAGTTTACACCATATATGGTAAGAAAAAGACTGTTTTTTGACATTGAGACATCATTCAATGTTGGTATATTTTGGCGATCAGGATATAACCTAACTATCAATCCAGGTGACATCATCCACGAAAGAGCAATCATCTGCATCTGCTACAAATGGGAGCATGAGCAGGATGTACAGTTCCTAACATGGGATAAAAAGCAATCTGATAAGGCAATGATTAAGGCATTCCTTAAAGTTATGGCTCAAGCAGATGAAATTGTGGCTCATAATGGGGATAGATTTGACCTCAAATGGATACGCACAAGAGCTCTATTACATGGATATGATGTATTCACCTCACCAAAGACTATAGATACTCTTAAATGGGCTAGAAAGTACTTTAATTTTAACTCAAATAAACTAGACTATATTGCTAAGTATTTAGGAGTAGGGCAGAAGATGGATACAGGGGGATTAGACCTGTGGAAAGATATAGTATTTAAGAAAGATCAAAAGGCAATGGATAAGATGGTAGAGTATTGCAAAATGGATGTCACTGTACTTGAAGCTGTATTCAATAAACTTAATTCTTATGCAGTTCCATCTACTCATTATGCTGTAATGGAGGGAGATGAAAAATTCTGCTGTCCTGAATGCACTAACTATAATATCTATTATAATAAAAAGGTAATAACTGCAGGAGGTACTATTCACCATTGGATGAAATGTAAGGATTGTAGAAAGCACTATAAAATAAATAATAAAACTTACACAGAATTTTTGAAATTCAAATATAAACACTAAATTTACACTTGTTTCCATGTTAAAGAAAGCAGTTGTAAGCTCCCAGCACGCAGCTGCTTTTTTTTTGTGTAAGATATGCTTTACATAATAGGAATAATTCCGATTATGTCCCGTTTTTTAATTAATAAATTGGACTTTTTAAGGCTATAACCTTAATAATAACAAAGGTTTTAAGGTTTTAACCTTACTTTATTACTCTATTAGGTAAAAATTACCCTTGTTATGTGTTTTACCTTTAAATAAGGGTGCAATTTGCCCCTATCCTTATTTAGAATGAATATTGATAACGTTTTTTTATTGCAGATATAAAACTTTATACTATCTTTGGCGTATAGTTATCAACAATTAAAAACTTTTACACATGGACAAACAACAAATTATGAAAATTATTCTAGCTGAGGAGGCATCATTGCTAGACCAAGCTAGAGAGATGAGAGAGGCTTTTGGAAATGGTGATGAGGCTACTAAACGAGCTTACTCTCAATGGTCAGTTATTTTTAACCTAATAGAAAAAATCAATGAAAAAACTAATTAAATACTTTACTCCTGTAGGAGAAGAGCAGATAGCTATTGCTAAGGCATTTATTATAGTAACATCTGTAACATTATCAATCTTATTTTTATTCACTTTTTTAGAATTTATATTATGAACTTTATAGACCTATACAAAAATGGCAATCAATACATTTCTAATTGGACTACTGACTATGATAGTGATGTATATATAGCAGGCACTATTGAGCCATTTACTTATGATGCTACAGAGACTGATGATGGAGATATGTCCCTGTTTATTCTAAGTGATGCAAATCTTAACCTACTAAAATCTAAGCTATGACAATCAACGCAATTATAAAGTTTTGGACTAGCAGAAGAACAGCAGAAGAGATACGAGGTGGATTTAATCTGCCTCTTTACCTCAGGTATTTACAAGTCATAAATAATAAATCAAATGACTGAGTTCACACAGCTAGCTATTAAGGTCCAGGATGAAATAGCTAATGGTGATTATACTCACCAAAAATACCTACAATTTAGAGAATGGTACTTTCAGAACTATGAGGGTAGTAAGAGGAATGCTAACAGAGATTTTAGAATGTTTGATTTAATGTATGGCTTAGATGTGCCGATTAAAAATAATGATAATGAAGATATATAGAGTAGTATTTAAGACCTTTGACTATTGGAATGGTCCTGTAAAATTAGTGACCAGGATAGTGGAGGCATATGATGCTGATCATGTTAAGCAGCTCATACAAAAGAATGATGATTTAATTCTATTAATTGAAGAGGTATGAATGATATCATCAGAGAAAGGTATCCATTTGAGCCTACTAAAAAAATAGCAGATGACTTAGGATTATCAGAGTCATCAGTATACAATAGAGCTTTTGCTATGGGTATTAAAAAAGATCCTGTATACTTAAGGTCTACTCAATTTCCTCCAGGTTATCTAGGTGGTAAAGCTACTCAATTTCAGAAAGGCACTGTACCTCCTAACAAAGGACAAAAAATGTCCACAGAAGTATATCAGAAAGTGGCTAGGACTATGTTTAAAAAAGGATCTAAGCCTACCAATACTCAGCCTATAGGTACTATCCATCAGAGAAAAGATACAGGAGGGAAAATGTATCAGTATATTAAGCTAGCAGATTCACATTGGCAGCTGCTCAATAGATATACTTGGGAGATGCACAATGGACCAATACCTAAAGGAATGGTAGTAGTGTATAAGGATGGTAATTATCTGAATAATGATATTAACAATCTGCTAATGATAACTAAGAAAGAGAATATGGCTAGAAATACCATACAAAGATTGCCTAAAGAATTACAGCAGGTAATGAGATTAAAATGTAAACTAATAAAAAAAATAAATAACAATGGCACACAACAAACTAAGTGATCTAAGAGATCATCTATTCATGGCTCTCGAGAGATTGAGTGATGAAACATTAACAACAGACCAGGTGAATGTAGAGGTAGATAAAGCTAAGGCAATATCTCAGCTTGCAGGAACTCTAATCCAATCTGCTAAAGTAGAGATAGATTTCATTAATGCTACAGGAGTATTAGAATCTCAGTCTGATCTATTTAAGTCAGTAACACAAACTAAGTTATTATGAAAGAACTAAATTTTTTAAAACTACAGATCACAAAGTATCAGCTAGATACTGACTGCAGAAATAGAGCCTATGTGTATAAGAGATACTATGTAATGTATAGGCTGAACAAATGTAAGGTGTCACTTACTCAAATAGGTAAGATGCTCAATAGACATCATGCTACTGTTATTCATGGTATCAGAATGCACAGGAGATGGACCAGGATGCAGGATAAAGTATATCTGCATGAGATAGAGCCATTAGTGCAATCTGCTCTTAATAATGATTATGAGGATAAATACAAAGTTTCGGCAATAGAGAACTTTAACTATATCAATGTGAGGATTCAGATGCCTTGGGAGTATGATAAGGTCCAACAATTCAAAGAATATATGACAGCTAAAGAACTAGCAGAAATAATTTAAGCCCTTCGGGGCTTTTTTTGTGCTGTATAATTCCCTTACTGATATTGACTTGTAGAGAATTAGAACAAAAGTACAATTCACATCCCTATACTCTATAATATATATATTTTTATTTACAATATATTTTTAATAAAAAAAAAATTTATTTTCATATTGGGGGGTGAACAGTTTTTGGGAAAAAAAAGTGTTTTTTCGTTCTAATCTTCTACAACCCAATAACAATAGGAGTTTAGACAGCACAAATAATAGCACAAAACAGCACAAATAATTTATTTTTGCACTTTAGTATCAATTATAAATTAATTTATTACATTTGCAAACAACATAATCGCCATGATAAAAAACATTAGAGAGTATAAATCCCTGCAATTCCTCCTGGCGGTTGTGTTAAGCAGGGACTCTCACTTTTTATTTATACTATGAAAGTAACTTTTTACAAATCAATTAAGGATGTATCACCTTATCAGAATAAGGATGTAGGATTCTACCTAGATAGGATTAAGAATGGCAAGTCTGAGCAGTTATGTAAGGACCTTAGATTCTCTACTGATAAAGAGGAAAGGAAATCTATTAAGATGCAGCTGCCTGTTGTTACCTTTGGAGGTGATTTCAGTAAGAGAAATAATGCATCTTTAAGAAAGGCATCAGGATTACTGACTTTAGACTTTGATGATGTGCAGGATCTACCTGCTCTGATTGTAGAACTGAAAGCTCACAAATCTATCTTTGCCTGTTGGACATCTCCATCAGGTAATGGAGTGAAAGCTCTAGTCAAAATACCAATAGTACAGGATGACAAAGAATACAAAGAATATTTTAAGCAGATATCTGCAGTATTCAATGGAGTAGATGAATCAGGTAAGGATATTGCTAGAGCTTGCTTTGAATCTTATGATCCTGATATCTATGTTAATTTAGATGCTGAGAATTATATCATTGACTATGATGTTATTCCATTTGAGAGCAGTGAGGTTGGTAGTATTACTAACATTAAGGTCCTAGATACTGATGAGATAGCTAATAAGCTGATGACTTGGTTTAAAAAGAAGTATAATTCACAGAACAGGAACTCCTCACTCTATAAATTAGCAGCAGCTTTCAATGACTTTGGAGTGGATAGAATGACTTGTCAGAATTATCTGATAGGATTTGAGCAGAAAGATTTTGGATCTGTAGAGATACTAGCTTTGATAAATTCTGCATATAAAAAAACTGCTAACTTTAATACTAAGCAATTTGAGGATAAGGAGAAAAAAGATAAGCTCATTAACTTTGTGTTGAGTGGTAAGTCTGATGCTGTTATCTTAGAGGAGTTTAAAGAGTACAATAAAGAGAATATAGAGTCAGAGATTCAGACTATTAAAGAGGTAATTAAAGTAGATGAGTTTTGGAAATATGATTTTAAAGGTGATGTATTAATTATACCATACCGATTCAAGTTATTTTTAGAGAATCTACAGTACTATAAGTACTATCCTGTAGCTAATACTAAGACCTTTGTTTTTATTACTAAGAATGAGAACTTTATTAATCATGTCTCTGAATTTCAGATAAAGGATAGAGTAATGGAGTACCTGGTCCAATCAAATCGCATACCTGTATTTGATGCTGTAGCTGAGAAGTCTAAACTCTTTACTCCTCAATACCTCAGCATGATAGATACTGCTAATGTAGAGATGGAGAGGGATGGCATAGATTACGGTATGATTTACTATAAGAATGCAGCTGTTAAAGTATTTGCTAAGCACCATGAGATATATGAATACTCAGAGCTAAAGGGATATGTATGGGGTAATCAGATAATAGAAAGAGATTTAATAGATGCTGATCACCATGAGTCAATGTTTAGGAGTTTCATTTGGTTTATTTCAGGGCAGGAGGTAGAGAGATATGATACTATGAAGAGTGTAATAGGCTATATGCTACATTCTTATAAGACATCAGCTAACAACAAAGCAATTATTCTCAATGATGAAACTATCTCAGATAATCCTAATGGAGGTAGTGGTAAGGGGATTCTAATTAATGCTATTGGATACATGAAAAAAGTTAGCACCATTGATGGTAAGACCTTTGACTCAAATAAATCATTCCCTTATCAGACTGTATCTTCTGATTGTCAGGTGCTGGCATTTGATGATGTAAGAAAGAACTTTAATTTTGAGAGCTTATTTAGTATAATTACTGAGGGACTTACTATTGAATACAAAGGTAGAGATGCAATTAAACTACCTGTAAAAGACTCACCTAAAGTACTTATCTCTACTAACTACACTATCAAAGCAGATGGTGGCTCTTTTAAGAGGAGGATGTTTGAGGTGGAGCTGAGTAGTTACTTTGGTACTCATCACACTCCATTTGATGAGTTTGGATATATGCTATTTGAGGATTGGGATGAACAAGAATGGGCAAGGTTTGACCATTACATGATTAACTGCCTAAACTATTACTTAGAGAATGGTCTAGTAGAATCTGAGGCTAAGAATTTAGAGCTAAGGAAGTTTATCAATGAGACATCTCAGGACTTTATTGAATGGGTAGATAATAAGAATCTAGGATTTGACCAAAGATTGAATAAGGTATCAATGTTTGAGAACTTTATAGCTGAGTACACTGACCAAAAGAAATACCTGACTAACAGAACTTTTAACAAATGGTGTAAAAAGTATGCAGAATACAATGGTAAAGAGTATGTAGATGGATCTAGCAATGGTGCTAGGTGGTTTGAGATTAAGTCACAAAGAGATCCTGATGTTTGGGATAGTATAAATTATAATTGATATGATAACAGTAAATAGTCTTAGTGGTGGTAAAACATCAAGCTATATTGCAGTACATTATCCTGCAGATTATAATGTTTTTGCATTAGTTAGGACAAATGATAAAAATTGTTTATTTCCTGATGCTAAAATAAGACAAATAGTAAGTGATAAAATAGGCACTGAATTTATAGGTACATTAGAAGAGGATACTATAATTTATACTATGTTAGATTTAGAACAATTTATAGGCACAAAAATAGATTGGGTTACAGGTAAAACATTTGATGAAATTATAGTTAGAGGAGATAAAAAATATCTACCTAATGTTACTATAAGATTTTGTACTATTGAAATGAAATTAGATCCTATAAATAAATGGTGGTGGGATAATATACAAGAAACTGTAGAAATGAGAATAGGCTTTAGAGCTAATGAAATAATAAGAGCTGGTAGAATGAATGAGAAATGTGATAAAAATAGTATATTATGGCAAAAATTTGTAGTAGGACAGCATGAATCAGGTAGAAATAAATGGAAAAATTTTCCAATGAGAATACCTAAATTTCCATTAATTGAAAATCCAACATTTAAGGATAAAATAGAGGAATATTGGAAAGATAAACCTGTTAGATTTGCTTATTTAAATAATTGTGTTGGATGTTTTCATAGAAATGAAATACTATTAAATAAAATGTGTAGAAAGCAACCTAATAAAATGCAATGGTTTATTGATCAAGAATTAACAAGTAATTCACCAAGAGGATGGAAAATGGGAATAACATATGAAAAAATTAAAAATTATAAAATGCAAACAGAATTATTTGATGAAGATTTTAATGATTGTGACAGTGGATATTGTGGAATATAAACTATAATTAACATGACCAAAGAAAACAAAGCAATACTCAAAGCATTAGAACTAGCTAGCCTATCAGCTAAATATCCTAACAATGCTTACATTCCTCTATCTAATTGGAAAGATGACTCAGCTAATGCACTGACTCAATGTATCACTGCATTTATAAATTTCTCAGGCTATCAAGCTGAAAGGATTAATACGATGGGAGTATATAGAGAGGGTAAGAAGATACAGGTAGGTGAGAACAGTAGACAGCTGAAAGGCACCTGGACTCCTAGCACCTCCACTAAAGGCTCAGCTGATATATCTGCCACCATTAGAGGTAGATCTGTTAAGATTGAGGTGAAATATGGTAAGGATAAGCAGTCAGAAGTGCAGAAGAGGTATCAGCAAAGCATAGAGCAGGCAGGGGGTACATACTTTATTGCTAGAAATTTTGATGAATTTATGATATTTTATTATAATTTTATTGCAGATATGAATTAATTAACTATCTTTACAGAAATAATTTAAATTTATACACATGGAAACAAAAACAAAAGCTGTAGTACCAGCACCTGTACTAACTCTGCACCAAAAGCTACACAAGGCTAAGCAGTCAATCGGCAAAGTAGCTAAGAATGCTACAAATCCCCACTTTAAAAAGTCATACTCTGACATTAATGCCATTACTGAGGCAGTAGAGCCTATTCTATTAGAGAATGGTCTACTACTTTTACAGCCTATTCAGGGTAATTCAGTATG